AACGGCGCCCCGGCTGTAGTCCGCGGTGAAGGGCTGGACGTAGGTACCGGCGTTGAGGATACGTACCGAGCCGTGATCGGCGTTAAGCTCGTAGTCCGTGCCCGCCACCAGGGTGGCCGGGGTGGCGGCGGAATCCTTGATGACCACGCTGGTAACGGCCTGACCCTTGAGGGCGACGAAATCGCCCGCGGCCAGGCCGACAGGGAACGCCTCGGCGGTCACCGTGCCCGATGCGATCTGGCTGCTGGAGCCATACAGCACCAGGGCCAGGTTCTCCTGGCTGAAATCCTCCAGCGAGCAGCTGAAATCCGCGCTCTTGCCCTTGACGATCCGCGCATCGGTGGCGCGCTGGCCGGTGGTGCTTTCCTTGTGCTCGATCACTTCCGTTTTGAGCGAGAACTTGAGGCTGGGCACGTTGCCGACGAAGCGCAGCGCTTCCGGGTTACCGAGATTGTCGCGGCTGCCAATGAATACTTTTCCTTGTCCGACGAAATACATGGCTATTCCTTTCAGTTATCAGTTATCAGTGTTGTTTTGTGCGGCTTCCCCGCGCTTTTTTGACGCGGCTTCGGCGATTCCGGCGGCGATCAGCCATTCGGCGGCGGCCTTGTCCACTTCGATCACGGCGCCAGCCGGGTAGTCGCGTCCGGCGTGGGTGTGGGGTTTGAGCAGTTTGATTTTCATAAGGTGGCTCCATTGGTGACGAACCGGGTTTCAAAAGCCAGCGGGAAGTAACCGAAGCCCGCGTTAAAGCCGGGTTTTGGCGCGTTAACTCGCCGCATCGGGATGAATCCCGGTCCGGGCATCCAGCCGGATAGCGCCCGGATGACGCCGGTTATCAAAGGGCCGGCATCTTCCCTGGCGTCCGATCCGCCGCGCGTGTCGCGCGCGGTGCGCACTGCCACCACGACCATCCAGGTCTGCGCCACCATCTGGGCGGAGCCCTGGCCGGCGTTGTTGCCGGAGGGCAGCGTGTCGCCCTGGTAGATCACATGAGCGGCAGGCGTCGGCTGGCCCGATTCCTGCATCGCGGCCAGATCGGCCATGCCGGGCACGGCGCGGAATTCCGGCACGGCGCTTTTAAGCCGATCGATCAGCAGGGGTTCCAGGGCGAGGTGGTTCTGCATCAGTAATCCTCCAGCGAGGTGCGCGAGCAGCGCCTCGCCTCACCCGCAAAAGCCGCCACCGCGCCAGTGGCCTGTGGCACTTCGGCGGGCGGCAGGCCAAGGCGCACCGCTCCTTTCGCCACGGCCTCCAGCCACTTGACCGCATCCTCGTAGCGTTTGCGCACCTCATTGGGCGCCTGGTCGTCATAGAGCCGGAAGCGGGTGATGTCGCATGCGATACGCGCCAGCGCCGTAGGCGTGGTTGGCAGCGGCAGGCTGTAGCGCACCGCCAGATAGCTGTCGATCTCGCTATCCGCGTCGGCGATGGGCTGTTCCAGCGCGGCGGCATCGATGGCGCCGGAGCGGTTGGAATCGGTGAGCTGCACCAGTTCATCCTCGCCGTAGCGGGCAACCAGGCCGGTCAGTGTGGCGTAGGGCATGTTATGCCGCCGTACACTCGACCAGGACGCCGGGGCGCAGACATAGCGCCAGCGGGTTGGACTGGGTGTGGATATTCGTCCCCCGGCCCATGTCGCGCGGCTCTTGCTTGGCGTAATAGACCTGGCCCAGGGTGTTGACGGTTTCGTTGAAGTCGGCGGGCGCGGCGTACTGGTGGAACGTGACGCCGGTGCCTTCGGGGAAGGCGTGACCCGATCCGGCGGCGATGAAGCGGCGCAGGGCCCCGCCGCTGTCGGTGGCCTCGCCCGCGTATTCCTCGAAGGTCAGGCCGCCGAAGTCGAAGCCGGTGCGCATGTCCCCGCCCAGGCGGTTCTGCGCTTCCTGCCAGTTGGCGAAGGCTTTTTCCACGTTGGCGTGGCTGGTCAGGGCGTCGAAGAATTCCTCGCTCACCAGGACCCGAACGCTCTTCATCAGCTCTCCCATCAGGTTCTTCTGGATGTGCCGTTTGACTGCCAGGCACTTGGCCTTGACGTCGGTGGTGGCGGTGCCCAGCGCGAAATTAACGGTTTTCTTGGTGATGCCGAACTCGCTGTACAGGTCGTAGATCATGGAGCCGTCGGCGTCCAGAATCTGCCCCTTGAGCGCGCCCATGCGGTGCCATTCGTGGGTGATATCGTGCTTGTTTTTCATGGTCTGGAGGCGATCGTTGACGATGCTGGACACGGTCTCCAGTTCGGTTTCGGAACCGAAGGCGCGGATACCGGCCACGTCGCCGGGCAGGACGATGTCATCGTGCGGGATGTGCGGCACCACGAAGCTGCGCACGGTGCGCGCGCCGTGATCGTCTACCGTGCCGGGAGAGCCTAGCGGCTTGCTTTGCAGCAGGTTGAGGGTGCCGTGCTTCTCTTCGATGATGACCGAGCGCGCCGTGATCGGTTTGACCGCGAACAGGCCCATCTCGCCGACCCGGCCATAAAGGTTGGGCAGGATGTTGATGGAGGCGGTGAGGTTGGCCATGTTGAAGGCCGGATCGTTAAAAATGTCTTGCATGTCTTTCTCCTTGAGAATGTTTTTTGTGGGAGCGGGCTTAAGCGGCGTCGCGCGCCACGATGCCCTTGGCTTCCAGGGTGGCCAGCGCGGCCAGAATCTGCGGGGCGGTGGCTCCGGTTTTCCAGACCAGGGCATTTTTAGACACCACGCAATGGCGTTTCAGCGCCACGGCGGCCACGTCGGCAGAGGTGGCGTCGGTGGCGGCGACCAGCACGGCGGCGGCGACCTCGCTGCCGTTAACGGCGGCAGGATCGAATTCGGCGTATTTGCCGCTGGCGGTGACGATGCCGAGGACGGCGCCCAGGGCGAGGTTGTTGCCGCTGGCGAGGGTGATGGCGTCGCGGCTGTACAGGGATTCGGCCTCTTCGTACTTGATGAGGTCGCCGATGCGGGCGGGTTGGGTGGCGTTGGGCATTTTAATGGCTCCTTTTGTGGGTTGGGTTTGTCGGGCACGGAGTGCCCGACCTACATTTATTTCTTCGCGGCGCGGGCGCGGGCGTTTTTGAGCAGCGGGTTTTCCTCGCCGGTCTTGGGCGGGGACGCTGGCATCCGGGCATGGCCATCGACGATGGCCGGGGCGGTTTCCAGATATTTTTCGAAACCGGCGCGGTCGCGGCTGCAATAGCTGCGCGCCCAGGCCTCCAGGCCGGGGCTGACTTTGCCCGCCGTCATCGCCTCCCTCACCAGGCGGTCGGCGATCTCTGCGGCGCGGTCGGCCTGGATGCCGGACAGCGACTGCGCGACGCGCTCGAATTCGGCGCGTGGCACATATTGGCCCGGATCGGGCTCGGCAGATTTGATGCGGGCCTGCATGGACGATGCCACGATTGCCAGCGCGGCATCGTCGGCCAGGCCGAGCGCCTTGCGCATCTGGGCGACGGGGACAGCGTCGGCGGCAGAGCCATCCACCGCATCCTGTACCTTTGCCAGCACCTCTTCGGGGGTGGCGGCGCCGGGTAAATCGAACGTTTTGATGAGACTGGCGAGCAAATCCATAGCGATGATCTCCTGGGAATGCGCCGACCGGCGGGCCAGCGCGGTTAAGAAAAGATTAGGGTTGTTGGTGAGACCGCAGCCGGTGAGGCGGAGGATGCCGCCGTCCTTGGTGTGGTCGAAAACGGGAGAGAGGTATTTGTATTCCTGTTCCGCGATCATGGCGGCGGCTTTGGCCGTCCAGTCGACCTTGCCCCACAGGCCATCGTCGCGGGCTTGCAGCTCCTTGATCCAGCCGGCGGCGGGCGCGGGCTGGCCGTTATCGGCGGCGTTGATGCCCTGGTGCTCGTAGTCGATGGCGACCGGCATGCCCCAGGCGGCAAAAGCGGCGATCACGGATTGAGGGTTGGCCCGGTAAGGGCCGCGGTCGTCACGGCCGGAGAACGTCCCGGCGGGGATCAGATGCACCCACTCCGGCGCGGGGCCGGCGGGGAGTGCCATTGCGTGGGTAGCTTGGAGTGGGTCGTTTGCCATGACCGCAATGATGCGGGATGGCGGGGTGGGGGTTAAGGCGGAGGGGGTTCCGCCCTGGCCGCCAGCCATGTAGGTTGGGCACCCCGTGCCCGACAAACCCAAATTTATTTGTTGGGCACGGGGTGCCCAACCTACATGGCTAACGCAAAATGATTTTAAGGGGTGTTCCTTGCGTCCGTTTTTTTGATCGCGGTCTTTGGCTATTTGAAAATGTTTAACGCGATACGATGCCCGTTTAACGCGGATTTGAACGGGGTTCGGTCGGTTCTTTAGGTCGCTTGCGCGAAATATCCGTGGATCAGGTCGAGAACGCTCGCCTCGTCATCGGTTCCCAGTGTATGCGCTTCGGGGTCGCCGAACAACATGCCACGGCGCACCATCTTGCGGGTGCCGAATTCGTGGGCAGACGGATAGGAGTAGACGCCCGCCCCGCTGCCGCTCACCGCGCCGAAGCCGATGGTGACGCTGTCGGCGTCGGCGTGGTGGTTGAGGCTGTTCAGCATGTCGCTGTGGCGGTCGAGCAGGGTTCCGTTACCGTCCTTGGGGTAGCTCTTGGCCGTGGCGGGTTTCCACGGCGCCCAGGGGTGGCCGTTGGGGTCGGTTTTGGTTTCGAAGCGGGCGGATACCCGTTCTTCCATGCGCTGGCCGATGGCGTCCATCACCGGGCGCATGTCCTGGCCACGGTGCAGCAGTTCGTTCAGCGCGTCCATGACGCTGCGGCTGTAGATTTCGATGGCGATGGTCATGTCGTTCTCCATAAAGGTCAAAGGGGCCAGGCTCACATTCTTTTCCCCGAATGGTATTTAATGTGCCCCAGGCCCCTTTGATTTTGATTTGTTGGGCA